CGGCCGCAAAATCGAGGATGGAGTGGTGAAGGTCCTTCGCCTCGTGGAAGTCGATTCGGACAACGTATGAGTTTTTACGCGATCCTGGTGGTGCAGGACAATGGCGACGAGGATTACCTCTGCGACGGGTTCGGCGAAGTTCCCACGCGCTTTGTGACTCGCGCCAAAGCGCAGGAGATGAGGGACTTCATGGCGATCGGCATGGCCGGCGACGTGGAGTCGATCGACATTGTGCCGTACCCGCGCTGATCTGCGCTTTCTCGAAGAATCATCTCTTTCTCGATGATGCTGGCACCTTAGTAACTTCGCGGTAGCCTTCCCGAACTGGCACAATCCCCATCGTGGCCGGCGTTCGCGCCCTGCTTCACCCAAACGCGAGCTGCAGACCATCCTCCTGAGTTTTTTCAGCGCCTGAGCGCGCGCGAAAGCAGCTCCTACACCTCGTGGGAAAAGTGCGCCTCGCTTCTTCATCCTGCTTATGAGCACCAGCGTTTACGCGTGGGATTCGAATCCTGCCATCGATCGCCGTTTGTATCCGATCTCCAACAAGCGCGCGCAGGAGGACGTTCTTAACGGCCGCGCGAAATTCATCGTCATTGCGAGCGGGCGCAAAGCGATCCAGATGCTGCCTCCCGTTCGCGTAGAGAAGATTAGCGTAGAGAAGATGGAGTCGATCGGACTCAGCAACCTGATTCCCTTCGGGCGATCGCAGAACCCTATGCTCGCTCCGCAACGGCTGCACTACGAAGTTCCCATGGCCGGCGACCGCACTTGCTATGCCCGGCACCACCGGCGCCGGATTCGCGTCTCCACGCGGTCGTTGTTTTCGCAACCCGGCGTTCAGTGGGCTAACTACGCGAGGCAAGAAGCGAAAGCGCTCCGCGAGCGACAGTCCAAGGCGCTCTCGGCGTGAGGAATGGACGGCATCGCCGCGGGATGCTCTCAGGTGGAATATCTGCAACTGCTCGCGGATCTTGCGAGCATTCGCCACGCGCCAGGCGGAGACCGGCTTTCGCCGTCGGCGCTGCTGGCAATCGCGTTTTTGCTGCATGACTCCCAAACCTTCGTCGCAGGGCAACGTGCCAGACGCGGAGATTCAGACTCCCGGTGAGTTTCAGTACTACGTGCAGCGCAATGGGATCCGCTACGACTACACGAAACCGCGGACGCCGCTGCAACTGCAAAACGACGTTAACGTGCTGCACAGCTTTACGAAGAAGCTGCTGATCGAGAAAGACCGCATGCAGCGAACGCTGCGCGATCAGCGCATTTGGACGCGCGTGCTGACGGCGGCGGTGGTGGCGCAGTTCGCGATCGTGATCGAGTTGCTGAAGATCGTTCTGGAAAGAATGAAGTGATGCCGGCGAGAGCGCTACGTCCTTGTGCGAAGTGTGGAGCACTTACCGCGGAGCGGTTCTGCGCGGCGCATCTGGGGGAGCCGCGGCGTGCGACGCAAGCCTACGACGCCGCGCGCGCCAGCGATCCGGTGCGGCGCTTGTATGGCACGCGGCGATGGCGCTTTACCAGCCGCGAGATCATTGCGCGCGACCCGCTGTGCAAAGAGTGCGGCCGCGAGCCGTCGGCGCTGGCAGATCATGTGGTGCCGGCAGAAGAGTATGTTGCGCAACACGGCGGCGATGCGGAGTTGTTCTTCGATCAGGAGAACCTCCAAGGATTGGGAGTAGACTGCCACGCCAAGAAAACCGCGCGCGATCGGCAAGCCAGGGGGAGTGGGGGTCGCGCTTCGGAGACTCCCCGGCGCGCGACCGGTGTCCAGCTTTCCGCGCGCGTCTCCGTTTCACAAAAATTGGACCCAAATTGCGATGCCACGGCCTAGAACTTCCAGTCGTGTGCTCAAGGCTCGCGGATCTCACGTTCGCCATCCCGAGCGCGCTCGCGCCCGCGCGAAAGAGCCGAAGTATACCGGCCCTCTCGGCGCACCGCCAAAAAGCATGCGCGTTGGTCATCGCATTCTTTGGGCAGAGCTGGCCAACCTGGTCCCAATCGGCGTCGGGGAGCATTCCGACCGCTGGACGTTCGAAGTTCTCGTATGCCTGATGGCAAAGTTCCGAAGCGGGATCGCCCTCGGCGGCGAAGTAAGCCAGCTTCTAAGCCTGCTCGCAAAGTTCGGGATGACGCCCAGCGACCGCAGCCGGGTAAGCGCCGCGCCGCAGCAACCGCCAAAAAGCGATCCCTGGAACAAGTTCGCTCCCGCAAAGCCAGAGTAGCCACTAATCAGTCGCACGAAACAAATCTTGCCGTCCGCATCCAACAGCCGGATCCCGCGCCGCACGTCGCTCTCGCCGATGAATACATCCGCCAGGTCCTCGCCGGCGAGATACCAGCATGCAAGTGGGTGCGTCTCGCGTGCCAGCGCCAGGTCGATGATCTCGTACGCGCCGATCGCAACGATCCTGGCTTCCCTTATCGCTTTGACAATGCTGCCGCTGAGCGCGTCTGCGAGTTCGTTGAACTCAGCCCTCACATCAAGGGCAAGCTCGCCGGCCAGAACATTCGCCTCGAACCGTGGCAATGCTTCATCCTCACCACGATCTTCGGCTGGCTGCACGTCATCTCCGGACGTCGGCGTTTTCGCCGCGTCTACACCGAGGTCGCAAAGGGCAACGGCAAGTCTGCTCTCACTTCAGCCGTTGCGAACTACATGGCCTTCGCCGAGCATGAGCCTGGCGCCGAGGTCTATGCGGCAGCCACAACGCGCGACCAGGCTCGCGTCGTTTTCTTCGTCTCGCAGGCCATGCTGCGCAAGATGCCGGAATTTTGCCAGCGCGCCGGCGTCGACGTTTGCGCCCACTCCATCAATCAGGTTTCCACGGACTCTTTCTTCCGCCCGCTCAGCTCCGATGCCAACTCCGTCGAGGGTATCAATCCGTATTTCACCTGCGCCGACGAGCTTCACGCTCATCCCACCCGCGATCTTCACGACAACCTCGACACGGCCAACGGCAAGCGCGAAGGCAGCATCCTTTGGGATATCACTACGGCCGGCAGCAACCGCGCCGGCATCTGCTACGAGCAGCACAAATACGTTTGCCGGATCCTCGGTCGCAGCGCCGACGACGATTCTTTTTTCGGAATCATTTTTACGATCGACGATGAGGATGACTGGGCGCTCATCGAGAACATCCGCAAGGCCAATCCGAACTGGGGAGTCTCCGTCGACCCAGCCGAGATTGAAAAGAAGCTCCAGAAGGCGCTGCAGCTCGCCAGCGCCCAGCCTACGTTCAAGACGAAGCACTGCAACGTCTGGGTCAACGCCGATCACTCCTGGATGGATATGCAGCGCTTCCGCAAGTGCGCCGATCCGAGTTTACGCGAGGAAGATTTTATCGGCCAGCCCTGCATCATCGGCCTCGACCTGGCCAACAAGCTCGACATCCTCGCGAGCGTAAAGCTATTTTGGACAGATGAAGAAAACACACGGATTGACGGAAAGCCAGCGGCAGCATCTGATCATGTACATCGCGGCGAACCCGGTTCTGATAGCCCGGCTGCAGGAGAAACTGATCGAGGCGCTAAGCGCCACTACTACGCCTTCGGCACCTACTTCCTCCCCGAGGCCACAGTCGAGCAATCGCAGAATTCGCAATACCAGGGCTGGGTCCTCGAGGGGCGGATCCGCACCTGCCCCGGCGAGGTCAACGACTTCGACCAGGTCGAGGACGCAATCCGCGACGACGCCCGCCGCTTCGACGTCCGCGAAGTCGCGCACGATCCCTGGAACGCGGTCGAAATCGTAAACCACCTGCAGCAGGAAGGCCTGACCATGGTGGAGATCGCTCAGGTGGTGAAGAGCCTGAGCGAACCGATGAACGAGTTGGAAGCCGCGGTCTATGACGGCCGCTTCCACTATGACGGCGATCCGGTCCTCGAATGGGCCATGAGCAACGTGGTGGCGCATCGCGATCGCAACGACAATCTCTTTCCTACGAAGGAATCGGCCGCGAAGAAGATCGATCCCGTGAGCGCCCTGCTGAATGCGATGAATCGAGCCATGGCGACGGCCGCAAGGGGAGACAGCAGCGGCGTGAGCGTGTTCGGCAATTGCAGGAAGTGCGGCGAAGTCTGCGCGGGCGAATTGGTGAAGGATCAGATCGTGTTCGACTGTGGCGCACACAAGTCATGACTTTCTGGATCGAACTCAGGTGCTGGTTTTATTTTCGCCACCTGATGGAGAGTCTCGGGAAGTGCAGCGGTTGCGAGATGTTCCAGTGTCGTATCTGCGCGAAAACAATTGCCGTCGATCAATCGAAGCTGACCTGGCGCTGACCCCCTGATGAACCGTTTCACCATCGCCGCGTTCCTCCTGGGCTTTGCGCTGATCGTCGCCGGCGCCGCATGGATCTATCGCCCGCTGGGGCCGCTGGCGGCCGGAACGATGCTTTTATTCGCTGCAGCGACCGCGGCGCGCGGCAAGACAAGCTGAGAGCTGAATGCCTCCCTCTTTGCGCACTGAGTTCCGCGACTTTCTCAGCTCCGTCATTTCGTTCCCTGCCGACTACTTCGCCGGCTGGTTTGGAGTGGCGCCCTCCGAATCGGGCGTCGAAGTCAACGAGCTCACCGCCATGCAGATCGCGGCCTACGTCGGCTGCATCCGCGTGCTGAGTGATGCGGTTTCGCTCACCCCGCTCGAAGTGGTGGAAATCAACAAAGACGGCAGCGAAGCCGTCACTTACTCGCATCCCCTGGCCGACGTGCTCAGCCTGCAGATGAATCCTGAAACCAGCGCCGCCGACGTGAAACAGACCGGCCAGGTCCATCTCCTGCAGACCGGCAACTGCTATGGCGAGATTGGTTACAACGGCGCCGGCCAGCCCGCGGCGCTCTACCTGCGCAGCCCCTTCGCCACGTTCCCTTACCGCAACATCGCCGGCGAACAAGGGCGCAGGCCCGCGGGCCCCATCGACAATGGCGAGCTGTTCTACAAAACCACCGACACGCCCGGCCACTATGAGCGCGCCATCCGCCGCCAGGATATGGTCCACGTGAAAGGCATGGGCCTCGACTCGCTCGTCGGTCTCAGCCCGGTGAAGTATTACGGCCGCGAAGTTCTGGGCACCGATCTGGCTGCGCAATCGTACAGCGCAAAGTTCTTCGCCAACGATGCGCGGCCGGGCGGATATCTCAAAGCGACGGGCATCGTCGCTAACGACAAGAAAAAGGCGGCGCTCATGTCCTGGATCGCGGGCCACGCTCGCGGCCAGGCGAACAAGCCGGCGCTGCTCGATGGCGGCTGGAGCTGGGAAAAAGTTGGCGTCCCTCCCGATGAAGCGCAATTCATCGAAACTCGCAAGTTCAACCGCGAACAGCTCGCGGCCATCTTTGGCGTGCCGCCGCACTTTCTCGGGATCTCCGAAGAGTCCCGCGCCAACATGGAGCAGCGCGCCCTCGAGTTCCTGGTCTTCGTGCTGAAGCCCTGGCTCAACAAGTGGGAGCAGGCCATCAACATCAAGCTCTTCCCGCGCACCGGCCGCAACGCCGGCCGCTTCTACTCCCGCTTCAACACCACGAACTTCGAGCGCGCCACTTATGCCGATCTTCTGAAGGGCGTGCAGATGGGCCGCTACGCCGGCCTCTACACGGTCGACGAAGGCCGCGCCCTGCTGGGCGAGCAGCCTTACTCCGACAAACAGTTCAAGAGCGGCCGCGCCGGCGACAAGCTCTGGCAGCCGGTCAACATGATCGTGGTCAACGAGGAATCGGTGAAAGGCCCGCAACCAGGATCTGCCGCGGGTTCGAGCGACGTTGGCGAAGGCCAGGGCGGCAACGATCAGGATGGCGGCGACGGCGGAGCGCAACCCGCGAGCGGAACGACGCAGGGAGGAAAGCGATCGGTCGATCAGGAAGTTAAGCACTATTTCCGCCTCTTTGCCCCACTCTTCCGCGACGCTTTAGGCCGCATTCTCGCCCGCAGCAAGCCCGATGAGGCCGACTTCCAGCGCTGTTTCACGCCTACTCTGACGGCGATCGCCGCCGCCTTCGAGTGCGATCCCGTCACGCCCGGCGACATGCGCCTCAGCGAAAAGAGCGCACAGCATGTGCGCGACTATATCCGTGGCATCGCGCATCGGGTAAGCGAAGCGGGCTCTAATGACTCGCCTGTGTATTCCGATCAGCTCGCGGCTAGTGAGATTCGCCGCGCCATCGAATTCCTGCGCAAGAAGTGCCATCGCGAGCCGGATCCGGAAGAAGAAGACGGCATCGAGGACGATCTGCCCATCGCATGAAAGTCCTGATGCTTGACGTTCTGCGAGTGGAAGACATCGACGCGATCGAGGCCGTGCGCCGCATTCGAGCCGGCGTGGCCGTGGAGGCTCCCTTGAGAACGAATCAGCATGAGGGTGCCCCATCCAAGCCTGGGTTTGGCTTGGGTGGGGAAGTTGAAACCGCCGCGCTCGATCGCGCCGGCCAGACCATGAGCAAACCCCGTCCGCAGCCGCGCCCCGCACCACAGCGCGAGAAACGCGGAAGAAAACCATGAAAGCGCTACAACCGCCGCAACTCGACCGCGCACGGCTCGTCGGAGCATTCGTAGACGGCGTCAATGAGCGTGCCGCGCGGGAGTGGCGCGATCGCTGTATTCGTCTCCACGGGCCGCACTGGCGCGAGGAGTGGAAGGCTAGGAGCCAGCAGCTAGGAGCCAGGAGCTAACAACCCATGATTGAACGCCGTTTCACGAAAGGCGCCAAGGTTCGCGCCAAAGGCGATGACGCCAAGCCCGGGCTCTCCGGCTATGCCGCCGTCTTCGGCCAGGACTACGTCATCTACGAGTCGAAGTCTTTCCGCATGATCGAGCGCATCAAGGCGGGAGCCTTCACTCGCACCATCGACGAAGAGCAGGACGTGCGCTGCTGCTTCAATCACAATGCCGATAACGTGCTGGCGCGCACCACGAACGGCACGCTGCAGCTTAACCAGGACGCCAAAGGGCTGAGCTTCGCT